GTATGGTTTGATAATAATGAATTTGTTGATGTAACACCTGATCATAAATTTGTATTAAGAGATGGTAGGGAAGTTGAAGCACAAAATTTAAAGTTAAATGATAGTTTAATGTCTTTACATAGAAGAAATAAAGATGAATATTATGATTTAAAAGATAATGAATGGAAAAATATTCATATAAAAGAACAAAATAATTATACCCATTTTAAAGAAGATGTTAGATATAATCATAAAGTTGTTAAAGTTGAAATGTTACCATTTAAAGAAGATACAGGTTGTTTAACAATTAAAGATGCTGGTGAAAATCATAATTTTGCTTTAAGTGTTGGTGTATTTGTTAAAAATAGTTCTGATGGCAGAGGTTCAACAATAGAATCAATAGGAGGTAATCCTTCAGGATTTAGTGAATTAGATGATATTTATTATTTTCAAAAAAAGTTATATAGATCATTAAAATATCCAATGTCTAGAGTTTCTGCTGCTCATGAAAATAGAAATAGTGATATTATTATTGGTGGAAATAATGGCGAAATAGCAAGAGATGAAATCAAATGGGCAAAATTTCTTGAATTTTATCAAAAAAGGATTTGTGATAAGTTATTAGATTTATTTATAATTCATTTAGAATTTATTGGATTATCAAAACAATATGAATTAAATAAATCACAATTTCAAATAAAAATGAATCCACCTAATAATTATTTAGAAGATATTAGACAAACAGTATTACAAAAAAGATTTGATAATTATTCTGCTTTAGCAAATTTTGAAGAATTTAGTAAAACATATTTAATGAGAAAATATTTAAATTATGATGATGAAGATATGAAAAAAATAAAACAAGGATTTGAAGAAGATAAAGAAATATTACCTTCTGATGATTCAGGTGTGTAAATAAAATATACAATATAATAATAAAGAGAAACTCCAGTAATTAAAGGGTTATTACTTAGTTATTGGGGTTTTTTATATTTAAATCAATATAAAAATAAATATAGTTGAATATAGGTTTATATATTAAAAAAGGAGAGTTAAAAATGGTTAATAAAGAAAAAATTAAAAAGGCATTAGATGCTTTTGAAAATGATGAGTTTTCAAGTTCATCTGATACTTTAAGAAGTGAAATTAAAAATAGTGTTAATACTTTCTTAAAAGATAAATTAAAACTTAAAAATGATCCTTTAGAAGTATCTAAGGATGAAGAAGAGGAGTAAATAATGGCTAAACTAATAACAGAAATGAGTAATAGTGTTATTACTGAAAGTATTAATAAGTCATTATATGTTACAGGTATATTTTCTACTGCTAATATTAAAAATAATAATGGTAGAGTATATGAAAAAAATCTTCTTGAAAGAGAAGTTAATAAAGTTATGGAACAAGTCAAAGGTGGATCATTATATGGTCAATTAAATCATCCAGAAAAACCAGAAATTGATTTAGAAAAAGTAGCTATTCTTATAGAAGATTTACAATGGCAAGGTAATGATGTAATGGGTAAAGCTAAAGTATTAAAAAGTACTCAATCAGGAAAGAATTTAGCAGGTATTATTGAAGATGGTGGTAAAGTTGGCATATCAAGTAGAGGGCTTGGAACTGTAAATGAATCAGGATTTGTAAATGAAGATTTTAACTTGATTTGTTGGGATATAGTAGCTGATGCATCTAATCCTGGTTCAAAATATGTTAATGGTATTTATGAAGGTACAGAATTTTATACTGATGGAAGAAGATCTATTGATACAAAAAGAATTAAGGCAGAAGAGGCATATGCTAAAAAAATATGGCAAGTTTTGGAAAAAATTACCAAGAATATATAAGGAGGAATGATAACATGGATAAAATTTATGAGCTTCTCAATATTGAAAAATTAGATGAAGCAAAACAAGAGGAACTTAAAACAGTAATTGAAACTCTTATAGAATCAAAAATTGCTGAAAAAGTTCAAGTAAAATTAGACGAAGGACTTGAAACTGCAAAATCAGATATGGTTGAACAGTTAGAAGAAAAATTTGAAAATTATAAAGAAGATTTAGTAACAAAATTTTCTAACTTTGTTGATGATATTCTTAAAGAAGAATTAGTTCTTCCTGAAAATGTTGTTGAATATGCAAGACTTGGTGAACAATATCAAGACCTTATTGAACAATTTAAAGTTAAATTAGCTATTGATGAAGGTGTCCTTGATGATGATGTTAAAGGTCTTTTAAAAGAAGCTAAAGAAAAAATTATTGAACTTCAAGAAGAAAAAGATGAAATAGTTGCTGAAAAACTTGATCTTGAAGTTGAAAATGAAAAAATGTCTAATCATCAATATTTAATTGAAAAATGTGATGGTTTAACAAATTCACAAACAAAACACATTATGTTAGTACTTGAAGGTGCTGATAAGGAAGAAATTGATAAAAAATTTGATATTCTTGTTAATGGTGCAACTACTATTAATGAAAAAGATGAAAAAATGGATTGTCCTGAATGTGGTAAAGAAATTCCAGCAGATTCAAAAAAATGTCCTGAATGTGGTGCTGATCTTTCTAAAGATGAAAATGCTGATGATGATTATGATGGTGATAAAAAGAAAAAAACTAATGAAAAAAAATCCAAAACAGAAACAGATGATATTTTAAATGAAAATAAAAATAATCAAATGAATCAATGGAAATCAATTCTTAGAAATGGAACTTTTTAATAAAAAAATTAATATATAAGGAGGAAGTTTTAAAATGAAAAAAAATATTAAACAAATAATGGATAACTGGAGAGAAATCCTTGATGAAGGAGAAAAAATCAGAAATCCAAGAACAGAAAAAGCTACTGCTGTTATGCTTCAAAATCAGTTAAATTACCTTTCTGGTAAAAACATGAATGAAACAACTGCATGGTCTACTGGAAATCTTGATCCTAATTCTGCTGGTTATGCTGGTAATGGTGAATTTCAAAAAATTGCTATTCCTATGGTTAGAAGAACATTTCCTGAACTTATTGCTCATGATATCGTTGGTGTTCAACCTTTAACTGCTCCTGTTGGTCTTGCTTTTGCTTTAAGGTTTAGAGCAGATCAAGAATATAATGGTGCTACTGATACTGAAATTGGTTATAATTCAATGGACCCATCATATACAGGTTCATATGCAACATCAGCAGGTGAAGCTCTTGGTTCAAAAACTGTTCCTGATGTAGCTGGTCATCCTGGTATTGGTGGTGGTTTAGGTGTTGGTACTGGTAAAGGTATTAAAGAACTTAGCATGACGATTGAAAAAGCACAAGTTGAAGCACAAACTAGAAAACTTAAAAGTAGATGGTCTATTGAAGTTGCTCAAGATATTAAAGCAATGCATGGTCTTGACCTTGAAGAAGAAATGATGGATGTCCTTTCTTATGAAATCACTGCTGAAATTGATAGAGAACTTATTAATAGAATTAGAGTTGTTGCTGCTTCTAATACTCAATCTTCATCTTGGTCTTATACAAGTGCTGACGGTAGATGGGAAGCTGAAAAATATAGAAACTTTTTTAATTTGATCATTAGAAAAGCTAATAGAATTGCTATTGATACAAGAAGAGGTGCTGGTAATTTTATTATTGCTTCACCTACTCTTTGTGCAGCTCTTGAAACTACTAATTCTTTTACTATTGCACCTGTTAATAATGATATTAATACTGCTGTTACTGGTGTTGCAAGAGTTGGTTCTTTAGATGGTAGATTATCAATTTATAGAGATACTTTTGCTACTACTGATGATATTATTATAGGATATAAAGGTCCAAGTGCTTATGATAGTGGATTAATTTTCTTGCCTTATATTCAATTGATGACGGCTAGAGCTACTTTTGAAGACTCTTTTAACCCTTCTGTAGGATTAATGTCAAGGTATGCAATTTTAGATAATTTATTTGGTTCTAAAAATTATTATATTAGAATTACCGCTACTGACCTTCCTTAATGGATAGTTAAAATAATTAATAAAAATGGCATCAAGATTAATTTTTTGATGCCATTTTTGCGTCAAGTTTACTTTATTAAATAATTTATTATTTTATTGTTGACAATTACTTTTTAAATATGTATAGTGTATGAAAATTTAAAAGGAGATATAAACAATGAATAAATCAGAAATATCATTTAGTAAAGCAATTAAACTTGTTCACCCTGATATTAATCCTAATATTAAAAATGCAAGTGAAAAAGTTAAAACAATTATGCTTTATAAAAATAATCCAATTAAATTATATAAATGTCTTGCTAATTGGGGTCTTGTTAAAGCTGAAACACCACCAAAACTTAAAAGAGTATTTCTTAATAGTCTTAAACCTAATACTTTATATGATGGTACTGTATGGGTAACACATAAAAAAGGTTTATTTAAAGTAAAAAGAACTACAAATAAAAGAGTTTATTTTGATGATGCTTATACTAATGGTAAAATGCTTAAATTTTGTCATATTAAATCTGTTATAAATGCATTTAAAGTTTATGAAACAAAGTCTTGACATTATATTAAATCTATTATATAATCTTTTTATTCTTAATAAAAGAAGGGAATTAATTATGAGAAAAATATATTGTTATAAATGTCAGTGTTTGGTTGGTGAAGTAAGAGATGCTAAATTAAAAAAAGATTTATTGTTTCTTTGTAAAGATTGTTATGATAAAGAAACATATAGAAAAAATAATAATAAACCTTTTGACTGTCCTCCTGGATTTGAAGATCTTTTTGGTAGTTTTGTAAAATAAGTCTTGACATTAAATTAAATCTATTATATTATATTTTTATAATCAAATATGAATAATTAAATAAATTGAAAGTAAGTTATGAAAAAAGTTATAAAAAAATACTGGGCATTTGATCCTGTTTATAATAAATATGAGTTTTTTGATGATATTGATGAAAGAAATGAATTTGTTAAAGAACTCATTGATGATTGTAAAGATGAAGATGATATATGGGATGATGATCTTCTTAATGAAATATCAATAGGTGAAGGTATTGAAACACATCATGTTGTACAAACAGATGTTAAATATAGACCTGATGATCTTGATCAATATTTAATGGATAAAGATGGTTTTTACTGGCCTAACAATTATGATTATATATGTAATTATGAAATGAAGAAAATTAAAGGTTAAAAAAGTTTATGAGATATTTTTTTACAAGTGATCAACATTTCTTTCATAAAAACATAATCAAATATGCTAATAGACCATTTGGTTCTGTTAAAGAAATGCATGAAATTATAATTAAAAACCATAATAATACTGTATGTAAAAATGATACAGTAATACATTGCGGTGATTTTTCATTTGGTAATAAAGAAAAAACTTATAGAGAAATAATTTCAAGATTAAATGGTAAAAATATTTTTTTAAAAGGTGATCATGATAAATGGTTAGGAAATACAGGTAGTTGGATGTGGATAAAAAAAATTAATAAACAACCTATTGTTGCTTGTCATTATGCTATGAAAACATGGTATCTATCACATTATAATAGTTGGCAAATATTTGGTCATTCACATGGAAGATTGAATTTAATGGGTAAACAATGGGATATTGGAGTTGATGCAAATAATTTTACTCCTGTTAGTTTTGAACAATTAGAGCAAATTATGAAAAAAAAACCTGATAATTTTAATTATGTTAACAAAAATAAATGGTAAAATAAATGAGATTAATTAATGGAAGGACATATTCATATTCAACCAAGACAATCAGGTAAAACAACTACAATTATTAATTCATTTTTAGAACATCCAGAAAATACTATAATTATTGTTAATAATTATGATATGTTTACACATATCAAAAGACAATTAATGAAGTATAATAATTATAATGAATGTGTTTTTGTACCTAATGATTATTTTTATGAAAAAATGTTACATAAAGAAATTAAAAGAATTTTAATTGATGATTATTTATTTTTTGATTATAAGAAAAAAATTATAGTTAAAAAATTAATATATTTCTTGAATCTAGAGAGTTGTAGTATTTATACAACTCCTAATAGAAAATATAATTCAGATGATATAAAATATATAAGGTTTATAAAAAAATACAGAATACCTTATAAAATAATTAATAAAAAATGGTGTGATAATGAAACAATAAAAGAGTTATGGATAAATTTATTAACTGATCCAACATTTAAAATTCATGAATGGAAAGAAGAAGAAAGAATGTGCTTGAAAAAGGAAGAATTTGAAACTGAAATATTGGGAGAACTTTATAAATGACATCTATTCTTGAAAAAATACAATATGTTGAAAGTTCAGTTTGCGAAATGGCTAATATACCACCATCAATACATGGTTTGAATATTGATGTTAAATTTAACATATTACAACCAACAGATAAAAAATTAAATCATGATCCAAGAATAAAAATTTTTAAAAAATTTGATTTGTATAATTCTTATTATATAACATTGAATGATGTTAAACTTATTCATTCACCTAAGAAAAATTTTATTAATAAAAAACAATTAAATATTATATTAAAACATATTAAGAAAAATAAAGAGGCATATCTTAAATTGTGGAATGAACCTGGTATGGACATTATAGAATTAAAAAGGATGTTAAAATGACAAAAAGAATGTTAGTAACTGATACACATCTTGGTATAAAAAATGGTAATGATATGTATCATAATATTACTTTAAAATTGTTTGAAGAACTTTGTAATAAAGCAAAAGAACTTGGAATTAAAGAGTTTATTCATTTGGGTGATTTTTTTGATGTAAGAAGGTCTGTTAGTTTGAAAACTATTCCAATAGCTTATAAAATTATTAATATGTTAAAAGATACATTTGATAATTCTTATTTATTGGTTGGTAATCATGATATATATTATAAAAATCAAATAAATCCAACATCATTACAGCTATTTGATGATATTGAAGGTATTAGTGTTGTTGATAATCCAATAGTTCTTGATAATGAAATTCATCTTGTACCATGGATAATAGATGATTTTCAACCTGTTAAAGTACCTTATATGTTTGGTCATTTAGAATTATCAGGTATTGTTATAAACAGAGTTGGAACAGAATCTAAATCAGGATTATCAGTTTCTTTATTTAAAGATTATAAAAAAGTTCTAAGCGGTCATTATCATACAAGATCAGTAACTAAAAATATTACTTATCTTGGTTCACCATTTCATATGACATTTAATGATGAAGGTGAAAGAGGTTATTATATTTTTGAAGATGGTGAACTTGATTTTTTTAAATTTGATGGTGCTCCAAAATTTCATATTTTTAATTATGATAATATTGATAAATCATTAATTGAAGGTAATAATATAAAAATTCAATTTACAAAAGATATAGGAACAACTAAAATAAATAAATTGACTAATGATATTACAGAATTAAAACCAAATCAATTGTTTGTAGAATTTAATTTTGATGAATCATTTTCAGAAGAAGGAAATGATCTTGATGTAGATGAAATCATTGATATAAGATCAATTGAAAAAAAATATCTTGACAATGCTGATATACCAGAATATATTGATAGAAATTTAATTGATAAACATATGGATAACCTATGGAAAAAATTAAAAGCATGAAATTTGAATATGAAAAACAATTAAAAAAATATTTTAAATATCATAATGATTATATACCAAATGGTGGTTTTTGTTATAAAGATATCACACCATCTTTAAGATATTATTGTAAATATCTTGATACTGATAAAAAATGTAGACTTCATAACATTCAAATTTTTGATTTTCTTAAAGGATGTAAAACAAATAGAGGAAATATTAAAAATGAAAAAACCAGCAACTAAATTTTATACAAAAAAAACTAATGATATTTGGAAATCACATAGAGGTACTTTTTATTATTATTTACAAAAGCATAAATTTTATGTTGATGGTGGTTGGTTTAAAAAGAAAATTTTTAATATTATAATGTGGATATTAAAAAAATTAAATTTAAAAGGTGATATTGTAGAAGCATCTAATAATACACTTGTTATGAATTCATTTTCAATTAATAAATATGATCTTATGAAAATGATTACAAAACATAAAATTGATATTGAATATATATGGGAACAAAAACCAAGATTTTTAGTTGTTGGACAAGATGTTTTTAATGAATTATGTTCATCTCCATTAATGAATTTTTTAACTTATGAAGAAGAACTTCCTATTCATAGAGATGTACCAGTATATGATAGATTTGGTGAGTTTTATGGAAATAAAAAACAATATAGAAGGGAACAAATGTTTTGGGGATTTAAAGTAATATTAGTACCTTGGATTAATGGTTGTTTTTTATTACCAGATATTTAAAATTTAGTCGATGTATCCAAAATGGTTAAGGAGATGGTCTGCAAAACCATTATGTGCAGGTTCAAAGCCTGTCATCGACTCCAAAAATTATAAGTTTATTTTATATTATGTATATGATATTATTAAAAATATAAAATGAATAAAATAAAGGAAATAATATGTTAGAAATTAAATCTGTAGCTTGTAAAAACTTTTTATCATATGGTAACAAATGGAATAAAATAGATTTATATAAAGGAATCAATTTAGTTATAGGCTATGATATACAAAAACAAAGAAGCAATGGTGCAGGTAAAACTTCTTTTATGGAAATTATTTCATTTGCTTTATTTGGTTCTGTATCTAAAGGTCTTAAAAAATCACAAATAATTAATTGGAAAAATAAAAAAGCTTGTGAAGTAAAAGTTATTTTTGAAAAAAATGGTATTGAATATACTTTTCATAGAGGTATAAAATCTAATTTTATTAAAGTATATAAAGGAGAAAATGAATATCCAATTAATGCGTCTGTTAAGGAATTTCAACTTGAACTTGAAGAACAATTAATAGGTATGGATTTTAAAGTTTTTAATTCTTTAATATATTCAAATCCAAACAATTCAATTAGTCTTTTAGATACACCTAAAGCACAAAAAAGGGCATTTATTGAAAAACAGTTTAATTTAACTGAATTTTCAGCATTAAATAAACTTAATAATGAATGTATAAAGACAGTAGAACTTGAATTACATGATAGTGAAAAACAAATTGAAACAATTAAAGGAACTGTTGATGATTTAATTCTTGAAATTGCTAATATTAAAGATGAAAAAAATGATATTGATATTGATTCAATAATTACACAGGAAAAAGAGTATAAATTAAAATTAGAAGAAGTAAAAGATGTAACAGATGATGGTTTAAAGAAAATTAAAGATGATTTATTGAAAATTAGAGAAGAAAATCAAAAAATTCAAGAACAATTAATTAATGTAACAGATAAGAAAGCAGAAGTCAAAGAAAAGCTTGTTAAACAATTAACTCAAATTAAATCCCTTAAAAAACAAAAAAAAGATATTGGTGATATATCATTAAAAATTAAAGAAGCTGATAAGATTAGAAATAAGCTTAAATTTTATGATGATATTGAAGAAAAGCTTAAAATTAAAAAAGATGGCCTTCCTGATATTAAAAAACAACTTAAAAATCTTCAAGAAAATATTAATGATCATAATAATATAATAAAAGAACATTCAATTAAAATCAAATCACTTAATATTGATAATTTAAAAGGTAAGGCTGTATGTCCAACTTGTCATCAAAATGTTGAATATGATATTATAATAGAACAATTAAAAGAACAAATTGATGAACATCAAAGTTATATTAATAAAGAAGAAGAAATAAAACAAATTGTTGTTAATTCATTTGAAGAAATGAATACTTCCCTTAAACAAAGAGAAGAAGATATTGAAATACTTGAAGAAAAAGTAAAAAAGAAAAATAAATTAACACTTGAACTTACTAAACTTGAAGCTTATGCAGAAAAACAAACTAAACTTGATGAAATAGAAAAAGAACTAAAAAAATTAAATAGTTATAAAAAAGATGTTAAAATTCTTGATGATTATGATAAATTATTAAAGATTATTATTAAAAAGAAAGATAACTATAAAGATTCAATTAAAAAATTAGAACAAACTATTGAAAATAAAGAAGAATTATTAATTAAAAAAAATGATATCAACAAAAGAATTGATATTTTATTTGAAGTAAAATTGAATGCCAAAAATACAATTAAAAAGTGTGAAGAAAGGATTAAAGTAAAATCACAAAAAGTTGTTAAATTAAATAATCAAATTAATGAAAATAGTATTGATATAATTGAAAAAACAAAAGAACTTGAACATTTCAAATATGTTAAAACTATGTTAAAAGATGAAAACATTAAACAATTTGCTATTAGTAATATGATACCTATTATTGAAAAAAAGGCAAATTATTATCTTGGTGAGGCAGGATTTGGTTTTTATTTAAAGCTTGATAATTGGATAGATGCTGAAATTAAAGGACCTGGTATAACTGATTGTTCATTTGCAAGTATGTCAGGTGGTGAAAGAAAAAGTATAGATTTAGCTCTTAAATTTGCTATTATGGATATTAGTATGGTAAGAATAACAATGTTTCCTGATGTATTAATACTTGATGAACTTCTTGATAGTTCTGTTGATAGTTATGGTATTAAACAACTTATTGATATTATTAAAGTTAAGCAAAAGAAAAATAATCTTAAAATATTTTTGATTAGTCATAGGCAAGAAATGGAAGAACTTGAACCTGATAATATATATAAAATAATAAAAGACAATGGTTATAGTTCAATGGAGATTTTAAAATAATGAAGTGTAATTATACAGAATTTAATTATTATATGTGTCCATATTCAAAAATAAATTTAAAACATAAAGGATGTAAATATATGGCAAGAACAGAATATGAAGATAAGGATGTATGCCATTTTATTTACTGTAGTGAAGAAATAAAGGATAAAAAAAATGGATGAATATTATTTTTTAGAAAGAAAAGAAATTGATGGAAACTCAGTTTTTAGATTTGTATCTTTATTAAATGGTGCTAAAGGTCTTTGGATGTCAAAAATGAAAGCTAAAATGCAAGGTGAAAAACATAAAAAACTTATAATAAAAATAATTAAAGGTGATATAAATGAGTAAATTTGAAGAAGTTCCTGAAAATATTATTAATATAATGAATGATGAAATTAAAAATGATTTTCCTACTATTGCTAATGCAAGAATAAAAGTATTATATAATATGAAGAAAAAGATAAATCAAGGTAAATTAGTATTAGGTCAAATTGTAAAAACAAATCCTATATTAAATTATTTAACAAGTTCAAACGAGAATTCAGATGATGGATATAATTATATTATGTTTCTTGATGGTAATGTATTTCCTGTTCTTGAAATTAAAGATCAAAAAAGATTGATAAGACATGAATTGAATCATATTTTTATTGATCTTGATGCAAAAAATCCTTATAAAATTGTTGGTCATGAAATTAATGATTTTTTTAAAGAAATTGAATATAATAAAGATGAACCTAAATGGTTAGAAAGAGTTAGTGCTATTGCAGAACAAATTTATGATAATGATGATGATTAAGAAAACTACTGTTGTTAATTTAAATAAAGATAAATATGATGTTTATATTGGTAGAGGTTCAATTTGGGGGTGTCCATTTATAATTGGTGTTCATGGTACAAGAAAACAATGTATTGAACAATATAAGTATTATATTATTGAACTTATTAATACTGGTAAAGTTGATATATCAGAACTTGAAGGAAAAGTTTTAGGTTGTTATTGTAAACCAAAAGCATGTCATGGTGATTTTCTTTGTGAAATAACAAATAGAAATATATTTCAATTATAATAAATACTACTATTAAACATAATAATTTAATAGGAGAAAAAATTGGAAGTATTAATTTTAGAAGATAAAAAGATGGTAGCTGATATCTTATCATTAATAATGGTAAGATATCATCATAATGTTAATGTTTATTCACGTGCTAAAGAAGCATTAAATGATTATAAACCTAAAAAATATGATATAATTATAGTTGATCTTATTTTACCAGATATGAATGGTATGAATTTTATAAAAGAAATAAGAAAATTAGATAAAAATATACCTGTTATTGTATGTTCTGGATATATTACTGAACAATGTTTTAATTTACAAGAAAAATATAATATTGGTGCTTTTTTTAATAAACCATTAGATGTAAAACAATTAAATGATACAATAAATAAATTAACAAAAGGAAAATAATATGTTAGATGTAAAATGTCATTATACTGAATAATTTACTTTACTTTTTTATGGAATTATATTATTATTTATTTTGAATGGTGAAAAAATAGTTAAATGATTAATAAATAAAAGGAGTAAAATAATATGTCAGATATAAAATGTCATTATACTGAAAAGGAAATGAAAGTAGCTTTAAATAATATTGATAAAACAGATAAAGAAATAAATAAAATTGGTTATGAAGTTGAAAAAAAAATAAAATCAAAATTTAATGGCGTTGATCTTAATAATTTAAAAAATGTAAATAAAATTATTGCAGATGATAATGGTATAACTATATTAGAATTTATAAATTCACCTAATATGCAATATATGATTACTGAATTTCAAAAGAAAGTATTAAAAGATGTTGTTAATATATTAAAAGATGATTATGGTTTTACACATAAAGAAGCATCAGCAATTATATATTTTACATCAATATAATTTACTTTTTTATGGAATTATTATTTATAAGGATAAAAGTATATGAAACTTGTTATAATAAATGGTTCTGCTGAATCAGGTAAAGATAAATTTATTGAATTTATTCAATTTTCAACTTCTGGTGTT